TAGGAAGCATCTGAAGCAGTTCTTCTTTAAGTTTTGCAATAGCATTCTGTTGGTTTTGAATCTGCAATTCAAGCAAGCGTTTCTGTTCGTCATTAACCTCATTAGCAAGACGAACGCGCAGGTTAGCGAGTTTTTCTTCTTCAATGGCAATCTTTCCGTTGTTGTCTGCAAGTTTGTATTGCAGGTCTTGTGTTTGCTTTACAACATCCTGCGCCCATTTCTTTGCCACACCAACAGCACCATCAAACGACTTTTTGAAATCGTCAACTTGCTCTTTGGAATAATCAACGGCCTCTCCCCATTTGTACCATTGTTCGGTGTTTGCCTTAAAAATGTTGAGCGAAGAACCAAGATTTAGATTCAAGCGTGCTTTGTCAAACTCCTGTTGAACACGCTGCATATACTCGTTGATAGTTCTTGGAAATGCTGACGTGTTAATACCAAACATTTCTGTGAACATATCGCCCATTTCTGGATTTGCATCCAATTCAACCGCCAACTCATACTCATCCTTCAACTTGCCAAGCTCGTTGTTCAAGCCCTTGGTAATCTTTGTCAAGTCGTACTTGTCTGCATCAACCTCCAAGGTGTTTACCTTTGTCTGCAATTCCTTAATCTCAGCAGGCTTTGCACCACGCTTTAATAGTGTGTTGAGTTGCGACTGTAGCATGTTGACAAGCTCTCGCGGATTCTCAATGCCAGCAAACTTTGACAGGTCGAGTTTCTGTAATCCGTTCTTTTGCAATACACGGTTGATTGCATTGACAGTTTCGTCCCAACCTCTTGTTGCGCGTTCAACAGCATTGGCATGAGACATGCCCTCATTGGTCAAGTCCTTGTAGATAGACCTAACCTTGTCGATGGTTGAAAGTTCGTCTTTGAGAGCCTTGGCAAGTTCGGATTCGGCTTGCTTTGCAGCCTTGTTTGCGGCACGCTCATCCTTCTTTTCTTTCTTTCCGTGACCACCTTTTGCCTCTGCATCAGCCTTGTCTTTTTGTGCTTGCGTTAGCTCCTTCTCTGCATCTGCAAGTTCTTTAGTTTCCTCTTTTGACTTTTTCTTTTTTGCATTAAGTTCATTGATGCGAGTTGTTAATCTTGCTATCTGTGCGTCTGCGTCGTCGATAGCCTTATCATACTCTCCAAGCTGCTTGTAAACAGTTTTAGAGTCTTCTGTGGAGATTGTCATCGGAATAAAGATGCTCCATTGGTTTGCGCTCCTTACCCAACTTTTTAGATATTTGAAAGCTTCGTCGTACGACATCTTGTGTTCTTTCGCATATTGAGTAACCATGCGAGTAACCCATTCTGCGTGCTTGCCCTCTTGGAAGTTAAGACTCTTAATATCTTCCGCGTCCATGTTGCGGAACATTGCAGTAGTTTCTGATATGTGTTGTTCTTTCAACCACTTGGTAAAGCGCTCCCATTCCACCTTTGAACGCCCATTGGTTTCGTCCCAACTGTTGTACCTTTTAATATCTGCGGCTAATGCCTGTCTAACACTTTCGTCGTGAGATATTTCGTATGCAGCCTCTTCGTCGTTAATTCTTTGCTGCAGAGCTTGCTTTGCCGCTTTAGAACGAGCCTCTTCCATTTCGAGCTGAAGAGTATATGCCTGTTGTGGATTTAACTGATTCTTTAAAATCAGATTATCTGTAAAGGTCTTAAATACTTCGTTTATTTTAGACGTATCTCCACTCCAACCCTTCAGTTCTATAAAGTCAATAATGGACTGCTTTGTTGCTTGTATGTCTTTTCTGAATTTTTCAAGTTCCGTTTCGTAGTTTTCCACGAACTCCTTAGCCTCGTCTTGAAATACGTTGTCGACTCCTTCATCAGTGCGGCTTGTTGATGCGACTTTTCTTGCATTCACAACAGAACCGTACTTTTCTTCAATCTTTGAAAGCCACGTGTAAGTGTCTTGCAGGTTTCCGATAGTGCCATCTGGAAGTAATCCCAAGTTCCACCATGCAGACCAGTCTCTCTCAAGTTTAATTGAGCTATCTCCAAGCTCTTTTATTGCAGCAGATACAGACTGTATGCTTTCTATCATTACAAACCCTTGTCTAAGTCGTTCGCTAACATTTTCAATAGAAAGAAGCTTGCTGATATATTCGTCGCTTGCGTGAGAAGATAGCTCTATTTGTTCGCGAAGAACCTCCCATGCCTTTTTGGCTTCTTCTCTATTGATGTCAACAGGTATTTGTTTCCCGTTTTCGGTCTTATACAAACTTTCACGGAGGCTACTGTAATTTTCTGAAAATTTCTTTAAGTCATTATACGTATTCTCCGCGTTCTCTCGAAGAGTTTTGTTGAACTCCTTCATGGCTTCGTTACCTCGTAAAATATCAACAACAGCAGCAGCGGCAAACGTCGCAAGTCCCACCCACAGTGCTGTGGATGACATTCTTGCAGCATTCGTTGATGATGCGAGAGAACGTAAATTGTTAGATAGTCGATTACCGAGTACGGTCTCTAACGCTATAGCTTTGTTCGTACCCATCACAACTCCATAATAAGCCAGTTGCGCCGCTTTGACAATACCGAAACCTATAGCAAGGTTTGTAACCATCTTGCTTATGTTTTTCCACTCCAAAAACAACTCTTTAAGCAATCCTATACCTGTCGAAATAGTTCCTTGTTCAGACGCTCCTATATCGTTGAGCATATTGTTCCATGCAAGTGTAAGGTTTGCAAGTTGTACTTTTAGCGTTCCAGCCATTTTTGCTTGGAAGTCAAAGAACTTGCCGCCTTCGTCGGTCATCTTGTTTATGACTTGCATGACATCAGTCATATCAATAGCTTTCTTCTTAATCCTATCGTAGACATCAGCGGTGCTAACCATCTTGCCTTCAAGCTCTGTGTAGTGTTCTGCGAGTTGCTTAACAAGAGGAATGCCAGCATTTGAGAACATACGAGCGTCACGTGCATTCAAATAGCCATAAGCCTTAATCTGTCCGAGAGCATAGGTAAGACGTTCGATAGGAATACCAACGGCAGCAGCCATGTCAGCCAAACGTCTTGTAGTGTCAACAACGTCCTTTGCGGCAACGTCGTATGCGGTAAGTTGTTTTGCAGCAGTAGACAATTCAATAAGGGTGTATGGAGAAACAAGAGCCATTTGTGACAACTCGTTAAATATTCGAGTTCCTCGTTCAGCAGAGTCAATCAAAATACCAAGAGCACGCTCGTTCATCTCATACTGAGAGCGAACTTCTATAAGGTTCTTGATAAATTGTGTACTTGCGCCTACAGTAAAATAGAATGCCAAACGATTCTTCATGTAGTTCCAAGAACGACCAAGGGCTGCGTTGCTTTTAATCATCTGCTGCGACTTACTCATCCACTTGTCCGCGTCTTTTTGCAGCTTTGCAAGAGCCTCGTCTACTTGTTTTATTTCGTTTGCGGCATTGGGCTTAGTCAAGTCAATTCCTTGTCGATACGCACGCAGACGCTGCATCTTGTAAGCAATGTCGTCAAGCGTCTTCTCGTCAAGACCCTTTACCGATTTAAGGCTTGTAGGTCTTGATAATTGCTGTTGTGTTTTTTGCGACTCTCTTTGTAACTCTTGAAATCTTCGTATCAAAGCCTGTCCAAATGGAGAGTTTCTTTCCTCGGCAGACATATTAGAGTATGCCGTCTGTAATTGTTTCAAAGCACCTTGGAGTTTACTTGCAGATGCAGTGGTTTCGTCAAACATCTTGACATTTTTTACCTCAATGCCAGCTTTGCTCGCAATAAACTTGCGAAGCATATCTGTTGTTGGTGCTGTGTATGTCGTGGTTGTTGGAGAAATGTATTCCCTCCTAACTTTTGCGATTTCCTGCTCCGTAGCCAAACGCTGCTGCTCCACTTGGTTTAATCTCTCTTCTGTCGAAAGTTGTTGTTGTGTTTTGCTTTCGACCGCCATTCCTGCCGTGAGGTATTCTTTTTCGTAGTTTACTTGCTGTTCTTTATGCCTAACAAGTTGTGCCTCTATTTCGCCTTGTTTCTTTGAAACATAATATGTTGCATCTCCTATTTGATAAGAGTACGTACCAGTTTCCTTCCACTGCTTGCTTTCTCTTATCGCTTGTGCCTGTTTGCGGATTTCCTCTGTGTAGCGTTGTGCGGATTGCGTAGTTTGTTGCTGTGCTGTATTGACTTGACCAATAATTTGTTCAAGTTTGCGAATTTCTGCCTCAGTAGATGCAATCTGCGTATTGCTCAAAATACCGCGCTCGCGCATATCGCGTAACAAAGCTTGCAAACGTTCAAGTTTTGCTTGTGCAAGGTCTATCTGGTCTGTCGGAATTTTGTTTGCCCTTGCAAAAGCAAGTTTAAGCTGGTCTTCAACAGTCCCAACATTTTTAATGTAGTTTGCAACACTTTGTGGAACAGCCTTTGATTCCATTTCGCGCCGCATGTCGTGAAGCTTGGAGATTAGATTTTCAACGTTTTTAATTTGTGTAGATGATATAAATTCACTCTTTGTTCCTTTGTCAAGCAATTCACGAAGTTTAAAAATCTTCTTCCATACCTCATCAACGTTTGCTGTTGGCATTTTAAACGCATCACGCATTTGTTGATTAAATGCTTTTGCGCTTTCTGCTTGCTGTGTCTTTAAGTCGGCAACAAGTTTCTTGTACCTATCATCAACTGCCAACATGTCTGATATTGCACGCTTTGCGTCAAAAACATTAGCCCATTGGTTAGCATCAGCTCTTGAAAGTGCCGATTGCTTTAACTTGTCGTTATACTCAACAATACGTGCGAGAGCCTGTTCGTAACGCTTGTAGTCCTCAGAACTTGGCAAAATTCCGCTTGCTCGCTTTGTGTTGAACTCACTAACAGTTTGCCTTGCTTTGGATAATGCAGCAGCAATTTGGTCAAAAGACATTGCAGCCTCTTGGTTTTGCTTAATCTGTTTACCTCTTGCGGTAATTGCTTTGTCAATGGCATCCGTCTCTGCATTCTGAGCCTTTGCACGTTTTGATGCACCGCCGTCGGCAGAACCGCCAGAATCAATTTTGAGGTTGCCTAACGACTTTAACTTGGCTTCCATCTCTCCAACGGCATTGTTGGTAGATTGAACCATTTTCTTCATTGCCTCGTCAACGTGTGTGACGAGAGAGTCTATTGATTTTTTCAACTGGTCATCGCTTAACGATGCCATAACTATACTTGGAGAATTTGCCATATATTTAAATTTTTATGTTCGTATTTTATATTTGACGAGCGCATTGTAAACTCGCTCTGTTATCTCACCTTTAGAAAATAGTTCTTTTGCTATATTGTGTATTGCGTTTTCTTTTGCCGTTTTATATGCGTTATGCGCCTCTTCAATCGTATCAAAACTACCAAGGAATGTTGTTTTGTCGTCAAAAGTAAGCGTAGAATAATATTTGTTTGGACTATCTTTCTTTTGATAAACACCAACAGGAAATCCGTTAGGGCGTGCCTCATATCTCTTTATTTGAGAGTTTATGAGGTTTGGCACAAAGCAGCATGTCTCTGGAGAATAAACCTTGTTTCCGTCTACCAGTAAATCTTTCTCCAACTGATAACCTTCTCTATATCCATTTGCGGGGTCGTCAAACCATTTCTTGAAATTAGAGAAGTGTAGCCATTCATCACATACAGAACAGCCGACGTATGTGGGTCTTCTTTTTAAAGAATACTCTTCGTAGCAACGCTTTAGCATTTGAGTCCATGCGTCGTATGAAGGAATTAACTTGTCCTTGATTTTAATACGCTCATCGCTATCGTTTATGCCAACGCCAAAAATAGGGGTTTTATGTCTTTCTGCATAACACCTTGGACATCCTTGTCCGTGCATGTGAGCGTATGCGCTCTGTGGGAAAACACCATGTTTTCGGCAAATAATGTCGTATGTGGGGTCAACGCCTTTGTATTCGGTTATTAGGCTATAGTCGTATCTATCCCCGTGCATAGCCTTAAACCTCTCTATTAGGTTTTCTACAGACCCTCTTGTATATGTTTTTGGTCTGCATGACGGACATCCGCTCCTTCTCAAGAATTGTGCTGGTGTGTCGTTTATAACTTCACCGCATTTACTGCAAACAAAATTCATTTTTGTGATTGTGTTTACGTAGTCTTTCTCGTCAAACAAAAAAGCACCTTTACCGAAGGTTTTGTCGCATCGGCTTTTAAATTCATTGAATGTAATTCTATTCTTACCCATAATTGTATAAATTAAATTATTTCGATGCAAAGGTACAAAATATATTTTAGTAAAAACTACTTTAACCACAATAATTGTTTTTATTTAACTTTTGCCATATATATTATTTGTTATTTCTTCTTTTTGTTGTTCTTTCGCACTGGAATCTCGTACTCCTCGCCCTTTTTGAGTTGCGGAATATTACCGAAACCAGAAAGGAAGTTGTCAAACTTCTGTTGTGCTTCGTAAGCACTCTTGTAATCATTCCAAGCCTTTTTGTCCGTTCCTTTGAGGTACTTTGTGTGGGTGTTGTCAACCGCCATAAACTGAATCTGCGCTATACTTAGTCTATACAGATAGTCGTCTAATCGGTATTGTGTGAAGGCTCTAAGGAAGTCTGAGGCATCCGCAATGACAGTGCTTCCATAAACTGTGATGCTGTCTCCTCCGATTTCTTCTTCCGCGTCAGAAGTGAATCCGTAAGCGTACTCACCGATTTTTTGAGTAAAAAAAAACCAGATAAGTCGATGGACTTTATAGCACCAAGTATGATTGCAGCCCATTGGTTTGTGTCAAACGTGCTGTTCATTACCTTTGCTTTCATCATGGCAACCATCTTGTCATTTCTTGACATTACATCATCTACATCATCGTAGGAATGTATGTCATCGGGCGTAAACCTGTGGTTGCACAATACGATTGCCATTATCTCACACATTGCATCCAAATCG